CGCCCGAAGAGATGCAAGGCCAGGAAATAAACATTGAATACGTTTCGATGCTGGCCCAGGCACAAAAGGCTGTCGGTATCGGATCACTCGATCGTATTGTCGGAACCGTTGGCCAGATGGCTGCGGTTAGGCCGGATGCCCTGGATAAACTCAACACCGATGAGATCATCGATGAATACAGCAACATGTTAGGTATAGCACCGCATTTGATTGTAGCGAATGAAGATGTAGCCATCATCAGGCAGGATCGGGCAGCTGCTCAAGCCCAGGCAGAACAAATGGCAGCGATACCAGAAATGGCGAATACAGCCAAGACGTTAAGTGAAACGCAAGTGGGAGAAGGCACCGCCCTGGATAACGTGGCGAGTCAGTTTACTCAACTATGAGTCAACACGAATTTGATAAGCGGCGAGCAAAACAAGATGCCGCCAAGTCTAAAAAGGACCAGAGGTTAGATGATTTAAGGCAGGTGTTATCAACCGCACCTGGTAGAAGATGGATCAATGGGATGTTGGAGTTTCATGGGGTGTTCCAGGATATCCAGGGAACCAACAACGTGGATATTTACAAGGCACTCGGTAAGAAAGCAGCCGGTCTTAGGATTTATGGCGAGATCGCGGAGGCAGATGGAGAGTTAGCGCAAAAAATGTTTATTGAATTTTTAAGGAGAAACGTATGAGCGAAGAACAGGATTCAACCGCAACGACTGAAGTCACGGCGGACCAGGCAGAAACCCAAGAGAGCCAAGCCAATAGCGAGGCCGGTGAAAGCCAAGAAGCACCGAAGGAGCAGAGCAGTACAGGGTTTGACCTTGTAGTACCTGAAGGTTATTCAATGGATGATTCAGCGACTAAAGAGTTTGGCGAATTTGCCCAGGAAATGGGAGTCGATCAAGGGAAGGCACAACAGATGCTGGACCGGCATTTAGATTCCCTGGGGAAAGCTCTCGGAAGAGATCAAGATTCTTTAAAGCAAACCCATGAGTCATGGGCAACCGAGTCGATGAACGACAAAGAGTTTGGCGGAGCTAACCTGGCGGAGAACATTGTGGGTGCCAGGAAGGTGATGAACTCTTTTTCTAGTCCAGCGACGGATACTGACGGTAAACCAGTTCTGCACCAGGAAGGTGCGATGAAGGGTCACCAGATGACCAAGGTGGAAGTTCTATTGAACCAAACCGGTATGGGGAACCATCCCGAAATGATTCGGGTGTTCCATCGTATTAGCAAAGCAGTCAGCGAAGATTCATTTGTTCCTGGCGATATGAAGCCTAAAGAACAAAAGAAATCTCAAGCGGACGTTATGTATGGAGGGACACATCCTTCATAGATAAACAACAATAATTCTCCGGTAAGGAATAAGTCCTATCAAGGCCATGGATGGCCCTTGTTGACAGGATGTTAGTTGATGGGACGATTGATAGCGGCTTATTCAATTCCTGGAGGTTTGAATTTTAAACCTTTTTTATTAAGGAACTTGAACTATGGCTACTTTAGCTGTTACCAATCCAACTCTTGCCGATGTTGCGAAAGCGACTGATCCGGATGGCAAGATCGCAACAATTGTAGAAATTTTAAACGAAACAAACGAAATGCTTGATGACATGGTATGGGTCGAGGGTAACCTCCCGACCGGTCACCGTACAACTGTTAGAGCCGGACTCCCAAGTCCTACCTGGCGTAAATTGTATGGCGGCGTTCAGCCCAACAAAGCTGAGAACGTCCAGGTCACCGACACAACCGGTATGCTTGAGGCTTATGCAGAAATCGATAAAGCCCTGGCTGATTTGAATGGCAATACCTCTGCATTCAGAATGACTGAAGACAAAGCCCATATTGAAGGGATGAGTCAAGAGTTCGCTAACACGGTTATGTACGGAAACGAAGGTACGGCTCCAGAAGAGTTTACTGGGTTCGCGCCTCGATTCAACGACAACTCAGGTCCTGCCAATGCGGATAACATCCTCTTGGGCGGTGGGTCTGGTTCAGACAATAGCTCAATCTGGTTGATCTCCTGGGGGAACGATACCGTTCACGGTATTTATCCTAAAGGATCAAAAGCTGGCCTTCAGTTCGCTGATAAGGGTCAGGTCACATTAGAAGATGCTTCAGATGGTTCCAACTCTGGACGCATGGAAGCCTATCGATCTCACTATAAGTGGGACTGCGGTCTTTCGGTTCGGGATTGGAGATATGTAGTTCGTATCTGCAACATTGACAACTCTGCATTGCAAGCTGATAAAGGCGGATCATCAGCGGATATTACCGACCTTATGTCACAAGCCGTTGAATTGCTGCCGAATGCAAGCAAGGGACGACCAGCGTTCTACATGAACCGAGTGCTACGTTCTACGCTTAAACGACAGATTGCTAACACCACGAATGTCAATCTCACGCAGGACCAGGTGGGTGGCAAGAGTGTTGTGAGCTTTGACGGTATTCCAGTTAGACGTTGTGATGCGTTAACCAGTACAGAAGCAACCATCTCCTAAGTGGCGTTGGTTAAACTAAATATAAATTCCTAATTTAGGAGATCAGTTATGAGTTATGTAGATGCAAGATTAGAACTGTCGGATGCCCAAGCGTTAACCGCGTCGGCTGACAGTACCAACGTAATCGACCTTACCCAAACCGCAAGGCAAGTGGGTGCAGGTAAACCTTTGTTCGTTCACTTTAATGTAACCGTTGCGGCTGACTTCACTACCGCCGATGAAACTTATACATTTGGCGTTGCTACAGGTGCTGCGACTTCTTTAGGAACCGTCTTGTCAAGTCGAGCGATTGTTGCCGGAACATTGGTAGCAGGATACAACTTCACAATGGCAGTCCCAACTGAAGGTGTACTTAGGTATATCGGGGTTGAGTATGTTTTAGCCGGTACATCGCCAACGATCACGGTAGATGCTTATCTATCAGATCAAGAGGCGTTTAGCTGGCAATCTTACGCTGACGCTATTTAGGTAGCGTCTGCCCTCCGAGGGTGGTGGGGGCTTCCCTACCGTGCTTCCATCACCCTTTTTTTTTATAAGGAGAACTGACATGGAAATGAATTGGAATAATTTTATCTGGTTCATGGCTGGCTGGGCAGTATCAGCCGTCTTTTACTGGATGGTTTAACCTAAAAAAAGAGGTGATTTGTGTCAATTCAAGTAAAAGCAAAAATCATGGGCTACTACGGATCGCAACGACGCAGACCTGGGGATGTCTTTGAGATAGAGAAAGAATCGGATCGCGGTTCCTGGATGATTGGTGTTGATGATGAGTTGCCGCCGAAGAAAGAGGCGATGCCTTTTACATCCAATATCAAGGGGACCAAAGCAGGAGGGAATATCCATAATATTAGTAAGGACCCATGGGAAGAGCCGGTCGGCGAATCTAAGACAGTTAAGGAACCGGAGAAACCAAAAAAGAAGTCCTCTAAACGGAGAAAGTAAATGGCATCAGCTGTCGATATTTGTAACTTAGCCCTGGGACATATTGGTAACAAAGCTGAGATAACCGCGATTGTACCGCCTGATGGCAGTGCGGAAGCGGCTCAATGTGGGAAGTTTTATCCGATTGCCAGGGACGAATGCTTATCAGAGTTCGATTGGGGGTTCGCCAAACGTCGGCAGGTCCTAGCTCAAATATCAGGGACCGCGCCGTCGGGTTGGGAGTATTGGTATACCGTGCCTAATCCTTACCTGGTAGCCAGGCAGTTAGTGGTTGAGGAATACGATACTCCGGTCCAGTTTACGACCGAGAGCCATGAAACTCACGGCACTATTATCCTGGCTAATACCAACAATGCGGAGCTTTGGTATACCGCGATTATCACCGACACAACGAAGTACCCCCCTTTATTTATTCACGCATTGTCCTGGCTATTAGCTTCCTATCTTTCTCTCCCTCTGACCAGGGAACCGAAGATCAAGGAAATTTCAGTACAGCAATACAACGCCAACATGGGGAAAGCCAAGGCGATCGATGCAAGCCAGGGGAAACTGTTAAGCAAAACTGATTTGAATCTTGGGACCTTTGTGCCGAGTGGTATCAAGGTCCGCAGCTAGGGAGCAATAATGGCAAGAATACATCAACGCTCTTTCGGGGGCGGTGTTATCGCTCCGGAAATGCTGGGGCGTATCGACCTTAACCACTACCAGACAGGGCTTTCGGAATGTCTTAACTTCTATCCGCTGCCCCATGGTCCGGTTGTCAACCGTCCAGGATTCCAATATATCAAGGAAGTCAAAGACGGCGGATCAGCCTCGACCAGAGTGATTCCCTTCATATTTAATACCGAGCAAGCGTACTGCCTGGAGTTCGGGAATCTTTACCTTAGAATACATACTGAAGGCTCCACGGTCCTGGAAGCGAATACGACTATATCAGGGGCTACCCAGGCTAATCCTTGTGTTGTTACTGATACAGGTCATGGTTATTTAGATGGTGATGAGGTTTTTATTTCCTCTATTGTCGGGATGACTGAACTGAATGGCCGGTACTGCAAGGTCGCTAACAAGACGACCAATACATTTGAGATCACTGATCTCCATGGCAACAATATCAACTCCACTGCCTATACCGCTTACGGTTCCGCAGGGACAGCTGGCAGGGTTTATACGGTAGTAACTCCTTATGCGACCGCTGATCTTTTCCAAATCAATTATACGCAATCGGCTGATGTGATGACTTTGGTTCACCCCTCGCATGCGCCGAGAGAACTCAAACGACTGGGAGCAACAAACTGGACTGTAACGACAATTACTTTTGCTCCAAGCGTATCCATTCCAGGGAGTGTATCGGTTGCAGCTTTACCGACTTCCGGAGCGTTGTCTTACAAATATGTGGTTACCGCCTTATCGGATATCCTGGAAGAATCCCTGGCATCAGCGGAAGTGACAGCAACCAATGATCTGGCAACATCACCCAACAAGAATACGGTTTCCTGGGCAGCGGTTACTGGTGCGTCCAGGTATAATATTTATAAAGACGATAATGGGGTGCATGGATACATAGGTCAGACTCCGGATACGTCTTTTGTTGACGATAACATCGAGGCGGATGTTTTAATATCCCCTCCTGAGAATCAGACTCCATTTAATAGCACCGACAATTATCCATCAACGGCTTCTTACCACGATCAACGCCGCGTTTTTTCTGCCACTAATAATAATCCTCAATCAACCTGGATGACTCGCCCAGGGACAGAGGCGAACCTTTCGAAGTCTATTCCTTCCCAGGATGACGACTCGATTCTGTT